CGTTGCTACGTTTGCAAAAAGAAAAAAAATGAGTATGGGAGGAATGGTATGAGAAAACAGGATAAAATGCCTGCAAGAAATAAAAAGAACTTTAGACCTACAAAGTCTGGAGCAGGTATGACTCGAGCCGGTGTCGCTGCCTACAGAAGAAAAAATCCCGGTTCAAAACTAAAAACAGCCGTGACGGGTAAAGTAAAACCAGGATCAAAAGCTGCAAACCGACGTAAGTCGTACTGTGCAAGAAGCGCAGGCCAAATGAAAAAATTTCCAAAGGCAGCAAAAGATCCTAATTCTAGACTACGTCAGGCTAGAAAAAGATGGAAATGTTAGAAGCACTAAAGAAACGATACGAAGCACAAATAGCCGAATCAATAGCAACAATAAATATCTATTTAAAAAGTCCAGTGGGTATAGGAGAACATCCGCAGCACTTGAACGAAGTAGATAAATTATTGCAAGTTATTGTAGATGCAGAAGAAAAAATAAAAGTAATTGAAAGGTGGGTTAAATAATGGAAGATCTAGTAATAATAGATAAGCTTAAGAAGGCCATATCCAACGCACAAATTCAGATTCAAGATACGATGATGAGTGGTGGGGTTGACAATATGGAAAAATATAAATATATGTTAGGACAGGCACATGCCTATTCAATAATACTACAGGAAATCTCTAACCTGCTAAACTATAAGGAGCAAAAAAATGAGCAAGGAAACGTTATCGACATCGGAGACCAAAAAGGAAACTCCTAAACATGTCAATGCATTAGAAGAAAAATATAAAGAACAAGCAAAAGAAGAACCTCACGCAAAAAGACTAGATCCAGAAAATATTAAGGAAGTTGTAGATCAACTACCTGAACCTGTTGGATATAGACTTTTAGTTTTACCTTTTACACCAAGAGAGAAAACTAAAGGTGGTATTTTATTTTCACAAGAACAATTAGACAAAGCTAGAATTGCAACCACATGTGGTTATGTTTTGAAAATGGGAGACCTAGCCTATAAAGATGAAGAAAAATTTATAGAGCCGTGGTGCAAAATAGGAGATTGGGTAATGTTTGCCAGATACGCTGGTGCAAGATTACCAATAGAAGGCGGAGAAGTGCGAATACTAAACGATGATGAAGTTCTAGGAACCATTGGTGACCCAGAATCGATTCTTCATTACATTTAACATAGGAAGGAACTATGCAAGAAGAAAACAGAAAACAAGATGAATTAATTGATGTTGGCGAAGAAAACGAAAAGCCGGTTGAAGTTAATTTAGATGAACAGCAACCTAAAGAGGAAGTTGTAAAAGAAGAAAAGGTTGAAGTAGAACAGGTAGAAGCAAGTGAAGAAAAACCTGTTGAAGAAAAAGTAGAAGATAAAAAAGATGAGTTAAAAGAATATAGTGATGGCGTTCAAAAACGTATTGCTAAATTAACTCGTAAGATGAGAGAAGCTGAAAGGCAAAGAGAAGAAGCCATTGCCTTTGCAGAATCAGCAAAAAGAGATAAAGAAAATATGGAAGGTAGATTATCTAAATTAGATAAAAACTATGTTTCAGAATTTGAAAGTAGAGTTAAGACAAATTTAGCAGCAGCTAAACTTGCTCTTAAAAATGCCATTGAATCTCAAAATGTTGAAGCTCAAGTCGCAGCGCAGGAACAGATTGCTCATCTAACTGTAGATGCCGCAAGACTTTCATCTATGAAAAATAGAGAAGAGCCTAAAAAAGAGAAAGAGGTTAATATTACTCCTCAAAGAAGTAATACACAACCAGCTGCAACAGATCCTAGAGCGGAAGATTGGGCAGCCAAAAACTCTTGGTTTGGCAACGATTCTGCTATGACTTATACTGCTTTTGATATACATAAAAAGTTAGTAGAAGAAGAAGGTTTTGATCCTAAAACTGACGAATATTATACGGAAGTCGATAAAAGAATAAGACTTGAATTTCCGCATAAATTTGATAAGGTAGCGGAAACAACTACAGAAAGAGCAAAACCTGCTCAAAATGTAGCTTCGGCTAAACGTTCAGCCTCAACAGGACGCAAAAAAACTGTGAAACTCACATCAACACAGGTAGCAATAGCTAAAAGATTAGGTGTGCCACTCGAAGATTATGCAAAACAATTAAAAATCACGGAAGGAGTATAAGCATATGGAAAATGATAAAATGAAAACTTCACGTGCGAGTCAAACTAGAGAAAAAACTTCTCACAAACAAGTATGGACTCCACCCAACTCACTCGATGCACCGCCTGCGCCAAAAGGCTTTCGTCATCAGTGGATAAGAGCTGAAAGCATGGGGTATCAAGATACCAAAAATGTTGCAGCTTCATTAAGAGAAGGATACGAATTAGTTAGAGCTGATGAATATCCAGATCAAGATTATCCGCAAATGTCTGAAGGTAGATACGCAGGGATCATTGGAGTAGGAGGCCTTTTGCTCGCAAGGATACCGGAAGAGATCGCAGCTCAAATTGAGGATTACTATAATAGGAAGACTCAAGAAAAAGAAGAAGCTATAAACAACGATCTTATGAAGGAAAAGCAAGCTGGGATGAAATTCAGAAATGAATCTGCATCTAGCGTAACTTTTGGTGGTACAAAGAAAAGCTAATTATTTAGCAATTCCTACCCATTAAATTAACTTTAACAATAATAAGGAAACTAAAACTATGGCAAATGCAAGTACAACTGGTTTTGGATTAAGAACGATCACGACTGTTGGAAATACTCCAGCAACTTCTGGTCAATCTAATTACAAAATCAAATCAGGCCTAGGTGTTGGTATCTTCAAAAATAACCCTTGTTCAATCCAGGATGCTGGTGGTGATCAAGGTTATTTACAAGATGCAAGTTTCGCAACAACTGATGATGGTGGAAGTGGTGGAGCAGCGTTCGAGAATACTGGACACGCTCCCCTAATTGGTGTGTTCAATGGAGCTTTCTATATTGATAGTTCTACGAGCAAACCAACTTTTGCTAATTCAGTTGCAGCAGGCACAACATTTGGAACTGACTATAATACAGGTAGCAACGACGGAATAGGTTTTGTAAATGACAACCCGCAACAAGAATATGTTATTAAAGCGGACGCGGCAGTTACTCAAGCTATGATCGGAGATGCTGGCTATAACACAAACAGCTTTACAGCAACTGATAATAAAGACGGTCAATCAACTGTTACTTTAGACATTGGTGGTGGAGCAGCAACAACTCACATGTTCAAACTTGTGAGATCAGCTGACGATCCAGAAAACAATGATCTAACAGCAGTAGGTGCGAACGTTGTAGTATCAATTGCACAAGCTAGTAACTTGTATAACTAATACGAATAGGAGTATATAACTATGGCAATATCAAGAGCACAACTAGTTAAAGAACTAGAGCCAGGTTTGAACGCACTGTTCGGCTTGGAATACAAACAATACGCTAACGAGCACGCAGAAATATTCGACACAGAAACTTCTGACAGAGCTTTCGAAGAGGAAGTAATGTTATCAGGTTTCGCGAATGCAGCTGTAAAACCAGAAGGTCAAGGTGTAACATTCGATGATGCACAAGAAACTTTCACAGCTCGTTACACAAACGAAACAATTGCATTAGCGTTTGCAATCACAGAAGAAGCTATCGAAGATAACTTGTATGACAGACTTGCGTCTAGATATACAAAAGCGTTAGCAAGATCTATGGCAAACACGAAGCAAGTTAAGGCAGCAGCTGTATTAAACAATGCGTTTAATGCAAGCTTTGCTGGTGGTGATACAAAAGCACTTTGTGCTACAGATCACCCAACTTTATCGGGATCTTTCTCGAACGAGTTAGCAACACCTGCTGAACTTAACGAAACTTCATTAGAACAGTCGTTGATTGACATCGCGGCGTTTACTGATGAAAGAGGCCTAAAAATTGCGGCACAAGGAGTTAAATTAGTAATTCCTTCAGCGCTTCAATTTACTGCTGAAAGACTGATGAAGTCTGCAGGTAGAGTTGGCACAGCTGATAATGACATTAACGCAATAGCGTCAATGGGAATGATTCCTCAAGGTTATGTAGTAAACCACTACTTAACTAACACGAAGAAATTCTTCATTAAAACAGATGTTCCTAACGGTCTTAAGCATTTCGTAAGATCACCTATCAAAACTTCAATGGAAGGTGACTTCGATACAGGAAATGTAAGATACAAAGCTAGAGAGAGATACGTTTTCGGATTCTCTGATCCTAGAGGTATCTTTGGTTCTGACGCAGTATAATCGTTAAAACAAATATTTAAAAAGGGGCTTTCGGGCCCCTTTTTTTTGTGGTATAAGAAGAGTAATCATGAAAAATTTTCTAGTTAATATCAGAGCATATGGGTATCATGCGCGTTTTCAAATAACGTGTGAGGATAGTGCTGAAGCTATTGAAAATTCAATAGTTGACAAACTAGGAGAAAAAGGTGTAAAATGGGAAAAA